CTAATTTGTTCTGATTTATCACCAGGGGTAATTACTTGTCCTAATTCTTCTAAAACCTTCTTGTACGAAAAGAAATTAAAAACCTCAATAACGAGGTCAGAGATAGATAAAATTTTGTCATCTCCAAAATTTGCTTCTTCTACATTTTCCAAATAGTATTGAAGAGATGTATTTCCTGTTACTTTAATGAAAACATACCAGGAATAGATAGTATTGACAATATTATTAAATTCAGTAGTAAAGATATTTCCAGATTTATTTCCATGTTCAGTTTGGAAAACAGTTCGATTAGCCACACAAAAAGCGCGGATAACCTCATCAAAATACACATAACGTGCATTAGCTAGTTCTCTGTTCTTCTCAGTTGCAAAGATTGTTTCTACAACTACTATTGCTGCCATTTCCATAGCCTGAACAAGAAGACGCTGATCAAAGTTCTTATAATCAACATCTATATAATTGGGATGTTTCAAAAGTCGTTGAGCCAAATCAGTCCAATCAGGACTCATAGGGTTAATTCCAATAGCATGAAAAAGTTTATTTCTGTTGGCTTTATATTGTGCTTTGAATCTTCCAAGCAACATACGTCCAAATAAGACAAGTTCAATAGGTGGTGGTTGGAAGCAACGTGTCATTCCAGTAGTAACTTTCTTAATCGCTCTTACCTCATCTTTAAGGCAACACTTCCACATCGAAAATGTTCGACGTAGATTCTTAGCTTCTTCCAATTTATGTTTAATAACTTTCCTAAGAAATAAAGATCTCTCATCTTTAAGGAATGCTTTTCCTTCAACATACTCTGATTTATTAAGTGGATTTGGAATCATAACGTCTTCAAAGAATGAGTTCTTAACTGGAGCTCCCATTTGTTTCCAAGGGATACCAGCAGAGCTCTTAAAATTAATCTTCTCATAGTTAGGGTTAAAGAATTGTCCATTAACACTCTCCCAAAGAGCTGTCTTAAAATTTAATGATGTTCCAATTGATTCTCCATTCAAAACTCCTTTAAAATGATCAATAATTTGTGGTAACATGATATCCAAGATTTTCTGATCCATAACATGCTTTCCATCACCGTTAGCATTCAATTGAGTTTTCAAAATATTAGGTCGTCCATTTCCATCAAGGGCTAATTGTGAAGTATCTTTTACTTGAGATTCAATCAATGCTGAAGGAATCTTAGTTACTGGGAATACTCCATGGAAAACACTGGGTTTATGATCAGTCTTTCCTTTAATGTCACAAGGTGGTTCCATAAAATCAAGATCTCCTAAATAGACAAACGCAGGGTCAGATTCATTCTTGTTATCAGGCATATGGATACCTAATCCATCATTGACATATTGATCAAAACTATCCAGTTCATGTTGAACTGCCATGTTGATCTTTGGAAACGTTGGTAGTGATTGAAATTTAACAGAAGATGTTTCTTCATATAATTTTGACTCAGATAAAAGTTTCATAAATCGTTCTTTAGTGCATACAATTGACATAGCAGCACCACATCGTGTCTGAGCTGCAAAATGCATTCCAATAAGTTTCTTTGTCGAATAAGGATCCAGCATAACTACAAATCCTCCACAATCGCCATCTTGGGTATGTGTTCCAAGAGTTCTCATAGTTGTAATGGCATAGATATTAGTGTTGATACACTCTCCATTTACAGTTTTGACAACGTAATTCTCAACATATTCAGCTTTACCTGAACAAATAAGATCACTGACTGGGAGATACTGGATAACAGTTTTAATTTTAGAAATTCCAGCTACATCACAGGAAAGAGGAACATACTTCATAAGATCTTTCGTAAAAACTAAGTCATTTATTGGACGGTCAGTATCACCTTTATAAGAAGGATGATTAATAGGTAAAATTTTGAATAAACATAATTCCCACTCTTTCTTGTATGCTACACAAATCATTCTGTAATTGTATTTAGATTCTTGGTTTCGTACTTTACGGGTACAAATTGCTGTTTCTCCTACTTGTTCAACAATGTGAGAAGGGGCATAAACAAAAGTATCGTATCCCCATCCTCCAAGTGAACCATATTCTGTTGTTACTTTACATAAGATCGTGTTTACACACTTTCTCATCATATCCAAAGCAGCACTATCAACAGCAGCCTGATAAGTTGGGCCATCAGGCAAGAATGAAATTGCTGATTGATAGATTGCATTCAAAAGGGTTGGGTTTTCCATAGAAGAAATTTCAATGATATCATCTTCTTCTAGTTTATCCTTATCATCTAAAGTCAAGTAAGCTTCTTGCTCACTTGGACAATACTCTTTCATATCAAAATCAGAATCAGGATCGCTAAGTTGTGGAAACTTAAATTTCTCTAAAACAACAAGTCTCTTTTCAAATTGTGTTGGTCTTGCTGGGCGTCTTGATCTACGATCTCTGGGTTTTGATCCACCAGAGCCTGAGGCACCTTTTTCTAAAACAGCTTCATCTTCAGAGTCAGAACTTTCATCCTTAACCCATCTATGATGATGTTTAGCTTTGCCTACTTCACACAACTTACGACCCTCTTCAGGATCACAAGTTCTCCAGTTTCCATCAATTCCATTTTCAAAATTGGTTGGTCTGGCTGGTCGCCTAGATCGTCTGTCCCGAGGTTTAGAACCTCCTGAACCACTAGCTCCCTTTTCAAGAGTAGCAGTTCTCCATGTCTTTTTAGATCGTTGGATTGCTTGATCATATCCTTTCTCATACTCCACATCTCCTAGCATTAGTTTAAAACTAACTACTGGGAGCAAAACTTCTTCAATAGTGCGAACAGTTTGTTGGATCGCATCTTTTGTTGGTGTTAGAGCATCAAGATTTATAGATGTTGTTTTTGAGAATCTCTCAGTAATTAAACTTGCTATAGCTTCCATACAGGATCGTACATATTTTTGATGAACAATCCCATCTGAATCCATAACCACTGCTCCAATAAGGGCAGTCTCCTCAACTTGCATTCTCCAGATTTTACCTGGAGAACAAGTAACTAGTGTTCCATCAGCTTTAGCTAATCCTTTAAACCAATCATAAGGAACTATAGAGGTTCCGTCAGGTTTACAACCTATAACAGTTACTCTTCGGGTTAATTTCAATGGTTCATGTACATAATGGGAAGAGTTTTCACTTTCATACTCAACCCCTTCTTCTGCAGCTGCAGAATAAAAGAGTGACTTCATTCCAGGAAATAACATCCAAGTAGCTTCACTAATTAAATGTAAAGTTTTCATAACAATAAAATAAACCAATCGATATAGAATGTACATCAGGGCAAAACAAGCTAAAATAAGAATAAAATGTCCAATAGAAGAACTCATACAGAAAGCTTGAATACTTGTTATAATACTCCAGGCAGCAAAAGAAGATAATCCAACCACACACAAAAGTGCATAGAGTAAACCACTCCAAATCGCTCCTGACCATTCTCCAAAGATATTAAATAATTTTTCGAGGAAAGGAAAATTTCGTAAAAGCCATTGTCCATATGTTTCTGGAGGAAATTCTTGAGGGACTTCTCCAAGATCTCCTAATGATCTATAATCATTAAAATAAATATCATTGTTGATCCAAACGTAATTAGCATCAGGGCCAATTACACAGGGTCGTGCAAAGAATAATTGCCATTCATCTCTGAATCTATTTAGGGGGACATAATGTTTGGATGCATAGAAAATAGCAGGGAGATCACAGGAACAAAAGTTCATATAATCAACCAATCTATCTCCATGAACAGCTCGATAAGCCTCTGGAACGATGAATCGTTCATCAGTTTTTAGCAGTTCTCATTGCAATTTGAATTGATTGAGGTAAATCTGCAATTGTCTTATAGATTGTAGGATGTTCTGATGTTAAATAAGTCATAGCTGATTCACAGCCGCTGACATATCCTTTACAATCTTCTTGATTTGAATCATAATATTCATCATCTCGTTTTCCTTGGAAGCGAGCTTCCGTTTGAGCTTGAATTGAATCAAATCGACTTTGATTCATAACGAGATTGTTTAAAATAGTATCCATAAGTTGGTCATAGGATACAATTTGTCCATTTCGACAACCTCCAGGTATACATACAGGACCAGCATTATTATATTGATCCATTCCACTCGATAAGTGAAATTGTAGATGATTAAATTCCCAATCGATTTCACCTCGGTTTTTGAGGTCTAATCGAAATTGTGGATTATCTAGTTCTGGTTTAATACAGACATG